TGATTAAAACAGTAAAATTGTTTTATTATAATATTAGTTTAAGATCTTGATTAAAAAATCTACATTTTTTTTCTAGATTTAAAAGATTAGTTTTGCACAATAAATAATGTCATCAAAAGCAACTCAAAAATATAATAACGATGATTCTACTGAAAAGAGCTCTAATAAAAACAACAAGAAGAAGAAGACAAGATATTTCGAAACATATATCTCAAAAGTACTAAAACAAGTTTCCGATAAAAATGGAATTACTTCTAATTCTAAACAACAACTCAATAGTATGGTTTGTATTATAGCAAAAGAAATTTCTTCAACTGTTATTCGTTTAACTGAAATAGCAAAAAAGAAAACTCTTTCACATAAAGAAGTATCTAATGCTATTACTATTTTATTTTCCGGAGATTTAGCAATTAATTCTATTAGGGAAGGGGACAAGTCTGTTAAAAAATCCCAAAATCAAAAATCAAATAATCAATCTTCTAAAGGAAGTAGTCGCCAAGATAAAGCAGGTATTGTTTTTCCACCTTCTATTGCTGAAAAGTTTTTACGCAACTTTGGATTATCAAATATAATGGTTACAAGTACAGCTCCTGTATTCTTGGCTGCTGTACTTGAGTATTTAGTTGCTGAAATTTTAGATCTTTCTTCTAGATCTGCGAATCGAAACAAAAGAATTCGTATTACTATCAGAGATTTACAACTAAGTGTAAGCCAAGATCAAGAACTTTATAAATTATTTACTAAACTTAATATTTCATTTTTGGGAGGAGGAGTTGTACCATATATACACTCGTGTCTTGCTTCAAAGAAAGCAAGAAAGAAAAAGAAAGTATCTGATAATTTAGGTACCAAGAAAAATCATCGTTTTAGACCTGGAACGGTTGCTTTGAGAGAAATCAAGAAATACCAAAAGACCAGTAACTGTTTGACCTTTGCGAAATTCCCATTCGAACGATTTGTAAGATCAGTGGTACATAAACACAAAGAAGGAATGAAAATTTCTAAAAATGTATTTGTTATTCTTCAATATTATATCGAACAATCTATTGTTACTCTTCTTAAAGAATCCAATGCAGTGGCTATTCATTCAGGCCGTGTAAAATTAATGGTTAACGACATAGAATTTATATGTAAGTTGAGAGGATCTCAAATAATTTTAGACAAAAATAATTTGGAAGCAAATGAAGAGCAAGTATGCGAGGAAGGTGAGGAAGGCGAGGAAGGTGAGGAAGACGATGAAGACGAGGAAGGTGAGGAAGACGAGGACGGTGAGGAAGACGAGGAAGACGAGGAAGACGAGGAAGACAAGGAAGACAAGGAAGACGAGGAAGACGAGTAAGATTTAATTGAAGAAAATGTATAAACTAATATTGTATTATTTATATAAATAATACAATAAGTATTTAAAAGGACGCTACTCTAACTAAAAATGTCAACACACCATAATAATCAACAATCAGATTCAATTATTAAAAATGAAGATAATAATTCAACTATAAGGAATTCAGAAGAAGAATGTATCACAACTGATGATTTTAATTCACCAAAACAAAATGTTAATGAGGATGAAAAATATGTAGTATTGATGGAAACTAGTGGAGAAGAATGTGAAAGTTGGTATTATTGTATCCGTTATAAAGGCAATGAGAAAAATCTTAAGCATCTTCAAGATCAATTAGAAACAGTAGATTGGTATATACTTGACGATTTGAGTACATTTGATTTAGATTTAGAGCATTTTATTAGTGAAAGAACTGCTAAAGAGTTAACAAAACTTGAACTAAATCATCATTCTTTTCATAGAAAATTTGATGGTGTTCTTGACAAGATTGATCTAAAATTACGCAAGAAAGATCAAAATGATAAAAAAATGGTTAAAGTATTTGATATTTTAGGTTATGGTCAAATTGAAGATTATATTGACAAAGAAGATATCGATGAAGAAGATTTAACTGATACTCCTCAATCTTCTTCTGAAGAGTCTGAAGAGGAAGAGTCTGAAGAGGAAGAGTCTGAAGAGGAAGAAAAGAAAAACAAACAATTAAAGAAAAATATTCCAAAGAATTTACATAATATTCCACGTATGGCCCAAATTAAAAGATATAGAAGACATAATAATTCAAACAAAGAATAATTAAGATGATATTTATATAAATTCATAATTTATATAAGTTTAAATAAGGTAATACCATATTATTTATAGTTTGTATTGCTTGATATGATATATTAGTTATTTGTATATATCATTTTTTGTCCATCCTTATTACTTTATTACAATATTTTGTATTACAATAATAAATGAATATTGATGATAAAGAAAAATATTTAATAGATCAATTTTGTATATTTCATTATGACGACTTTGAAAAAAATATTTTTAGAAGTTACATTACATATGAAAGAAAGGCAAAACTTGATGGTAAAACTCTAACTTGTTATTCTCTTCCATCTAATTTAGGTAAATGGAAATTATATGGTAAATTTTATGCTATTTCCTCTTTTTTTCGACCAGTTCCCAATGGTTTAAAATTACTTAATACAGAGGTAGAAAATAAAAGAGATGGTATTTTAGATTTAGAGCATATGTATGATCCGTTTAATACTTCAAATGTTGATGTTAATTTTATAACATGGACAAAAAAAGTTTCTGAAACAGTGCCACTATATTTACATAAAACTCCAGATAATTTTACTTATGTAAGTTTCGATCAAAATCCTCCCGTAACAGATACAAAAGGATGGGGTAATAGTGAATTAAGCCCGATATATGTTTTGGTTGATAATAGTTACTATCAATCACACAAAAACAGTCCTTATAAAATATATGATTTTCCAAAAGATGAAAATGGGTTTCCAAAATTTAAATTTTCTGATATAGATAATAGATGTATTCCTACATCAAATAAAAATGGGATAAGTTTAGAAAGATGCTTTCTAAAAACAGATGAAAATATCTACAATGATCAAAGTAAAGATAGTGTCTCTTTAATACAAAAATTAAATTATATTATTGATAAAGAAAGTAAATCAAAAATTGCTGAAACATACTCTAAAATACCTTTTTTAGTAGTATGTTTAGTAGTTTTATTTTTTTTTATATTAATAACATTTTTAGTTATCAAAATATTTAAATGAATAATAAGATGTTATTTAGTAACTAATATAGCCAAAATTCCTTAACTTACCAAGTAAATAAGATTCAATATTATTAATTGGAACAGTATTTGGAACTTCTATTAATCTAATTTTATTTTCTTTACATAAATGACGTTTTAGTTCATCTCTATATTTTTGATTTAGAAATGCTTCTTTATTTTTATGAAAGTAAGGAATATATTTATAATGTTGAGCACCATTATATTCAACTGCTAATCTTAAATTCTTATCGTAACAGTCTAATTCCAAATTATAGTTTCCTCCTGTAACTGGATTGCGTAAAAAATCTGGTCTACAGTTAGGAAATGGCTTTTGTAAATATTTTTGGAGGACTCGTCTACATTCAGCCTCTCCTCTGCTTTCTTTTTTAGGAGTGTGCCCTGGATATGAAGATGTAGAATTTTTATTTATTGGAATATATGTATACGAAGAAGACCATGAGCCTGGTTTTCCAATACGAAATAAAGCGAATATTAATATAAAAATAATACATCCTACTAATATTATTTCAAAACCATGTTTTTGCCATATTTTATTAATTTTAGTAAACATTTATATATCACAAGATATATAAGTATAAAATAATTTAATCATATTAACGATTATACAATTGAATCGTTAATATGATTTTCTTCTTGCTCAGTAAATGTTGTATGTATTTTTGATCTACAAATAGGACATTCAGATTTGTATTTAACCCATTCGGATATACATTCAGTATGAAGAATATGTTTACATTCCAATACAGTAATTTTCTCATCCAATTCAAAGTCTGATTTACAAATAACACATGATTTATCCAAATGATCTTTTGTTGCTAATTCTCCTTCAACACATAATTCAACATCTGGTTTCTTTTCTTGTGTTTTGTATTGGTCAAGACTTTCCCTCATTGCCATTTCCATCATTGTATTTTCTATTATTCTTTCTCTATCAATTAGACCATCTAAAAAATTATTAACTATATCAAAATTATCAACTCTTTCTAATATTCTACTAATAGTTCGTGAAGGATCTTCATTACTAGAAAAATCAACTCTTTATTTAATGGATTATCAACCATAACTACACTAAACATTGGTTGATAATTATAAAGATCTCCAAATAATTGACCAAACTCCTCTTCATTATCCTCACCAGATAATATTATATCTCTTGGATTATTATTATTGTTAGATGACATTTTTCTTTATTTTATAAGATATTTATATAAATTTCATTTTTCTTTAAAAACATATTTATTATAATATACAAGAGTATATTATAAGTTATCGTAAAGTAATATTTTCAAAAAAGTGGACTATGATTCCAGCCTAATTCTTCAAAACATTTCTTAGCGATTTCATCATGAAATGATTTTCTATCTACCGTTTTTAAAATAGTAAAATTATCTTTTTTACACGGATGTTTGTAACGAAGTAAAAACTGATATAAAACATATTGAGTATTGATAAAATTTTTCCTACTAAATCCAGGTTTATTTTTAAATTTTTTATCATATAATTCTGTTAACGCATCAAAATCGTCAAGTAGTTTATCTTCAAGATGTGAAATATCATCTGGTTTTTTACCAGTCATATGATAATGAATAAGATTGACATTTTCATAGTGCTTTGTATAATCTAATTCTTTTAGAAAAAGATGTATATGCTCTTTCTCTATTTTAGAAAATCTAATTTCTTTTGGAGTATCTTTATTTCCTAATAATAAATGATGACGATAAAACTGCTCTTCTAACTTTACAAAAACTTCTGGATTTATTGTACTATTTTGCTTACCTTGATATTGATTAATACAATCTCTAAAATGAACCTTACGATCATATGTGTATTTTGCCGATATATTAATTCTATCAACATCCTTATATGATGAGGTATGTAACAATATTTCTTGTTGAGATCCACAAGTTAAACATATGTAGATACTGTCGTCAATAATATCAAATTGTTTATTATTGGGACAATTGTTACACTCTATTTTTTTGCTTTTCATATGTAAATCTACATTTAATGTAATATAATTTTGAGCAATTTTTAAATAGTCACGTATAACTTTATCTTTTTCTTTATTATTTTTATGACGTCCTCCCATAAAAGTCTTTTTAATCGGTGTCTGTAAAATTTTTTTGTACTTTTGTATTAAATCAGAAGTTTCTGCTATATAAAAATATAATTTCTCTTTGGAAATTATTTCATCCACCTTTTTTTCTAAAACTTGAATATTTTCAGTTAATTTGTTTACAGAACTAATAGAAATATTATTTTTACAAGTTTCTTTTAAATCTTCTATCTTTTGCTTGTAATTTTCTATTTTTTCATATTCATTGCTGAACTGCTCTTTGATTTTAGTGTCTATACTTAAAATATCAAGTTCAGATACTAACATAACTTTTTTCTAATTATTTATATGTAACTTTTAAGTGCTGATTTAATCGTGTTGATTTAATTGTGCTGATTTAATCGTGTTGTATTGAAATTCAAATATTAACTACTCTAATTATTATCATTTTACAACAAAAATGGTAAATAGCAATAAATTTATATTTACAACAGATATGAATAGAATTTTTACTACAAAATAATAATTTTTTTTTCATTTAAACACATTTAAACTTGTATATTTTTATAAAAAAATATACACCTTATTATATTTTTTTATAAAAAATATTTTAATCTTGTCTTTTATAAAAAACTATGACTCTTTGTTCTTCTAACGTAACTTCAGGATTTATTGATCTTGCCACTTTTGACGAGCTCGAGAAGTATATGTATGGTGGTCCCGATGCCACTGCATACTTCGTTCGCGAAACTCGCAAATCTACTTGGTTCACCCAAGTACCAGTTGTACTTTCCCGTGCCAGCGGTAACCCTGGTTTCGACACAGACTGGTCTGTAAGCATCTCTCGTGCTGGTGACTACCTTTTGTCTACTTGGCTTCGTTTGACTACTCCCAAGATTACTGTCAAAAATCCCACTACCGGCAAATACATCCGTTGGACCCGAAATTTTATGCATAACATCATCCGCGAGGCATGCATTACCTTCAACGACTTAGTTGCCGCTCGTTTTGATAACTATCATCTTGATTTCTGGACTGCCTTCACTGTCCCCGCCGGAAAACGCTCTGGTTACAACAATATGATTGGTAACTTCGATGAACTTACCGCTCCTCAATCCGATTCAATTGAATCTTTTACTCTTAATCTCCCTCTTCCTTTCTTCTACACTCGCGACAGTGGTGTTGCTCTTCCCACTGCTGCTCTTCCCTATAACGATATGCGTATCACTTTTGCTTTCCGCAACTGGACTGAACTTTTGATAGTAGATGACACGGTTAAAGTTGGTACAGGAGAAAAATTTTCTAGAGCGGCCACCGGCGATGATATTACTGACGCCTGTCCTCTACTCACTAACGTCCAAGTCTGGG